TAGATTCTAACCACCAAACTATAGCATTAAGACATAGTAATGTGATTATAAATACGGTTATAGTTACAAGCATTGTTTTAGTATTAGACATAACGATTTAGTATTAGTGATTAGTAAATAACTTAGAGTGCTTATCCATTATTGGCTGACACTATTACAGAATAGTCAGTGGTATTGCGTGACTCATTGCTCTAAGCTTTTGATTATAATATTGCGGGTACTATGTCTATTATCCTATAGAGGAAGAGACAAAGAATACTCTTGTTGTATTGTTGAGTGTAATTGTTACGCTTGTAGTAGTGTTAGCTATATTTATATTATATAGAGTACTAGTTGTAACAGTAGTGGTAAAAGGTGGTATTTTGTGGGTATATGACCTCATCTTTAGTGTGACACACACATAAAATTAAAATTAACCATGCTTTTTAGTCAATGTTACAGATATTATATAACATTGTACCCATAACGCTGTATAGCTGGGGAGAAGATGGTCAAAGTGCAGATGGCAGAGCAGATAGTCAGAGAAGATTGCAGTAACCATGCACTATTACACACAAGATAAAACAACAACCAACCCGTTAAGGTCAGTTGTTGATATAAGGCTATACTGAAGCCTCAATCCAACGCAGGTTAGTTTCCTCTCCTGTATTTAAATCCACTACAGGATTGTCACTCAATTGGAAGCCAGGCATTTCATCTCCTTGGTTAAGCTCTTTTTGAAGTTGCTTAATAGTAGGATGATTAGCACGCATTACTTTGTTGGTATCTGGGTCTATAAGACTTAGAATGCCAAAGGTTACATTACCTGTAGACCTTACTGCTACGTTTAGATTACCAATCATCTTCTTTGTTGCAGAGATTGGTTTGTCTGTAGCAATGATTGTTGCTGTTCCTGTTGCTTCATTTACTCTTAGTTTTCTGAAAAATACGCTCATAATATATAGTATTAAATTATTGAGGCTCCCACTTAAGTGTGGGGGTACCCCTTATACATTTTTTAGCTGGGGAGCAGAACAGTAGAACATCTTAAGCATGCAAAACACACAACTTTTTGGGGGGCAGGAATTTTTTTTTACAGGAGGCGGGGGCATGTTCTCACTCAAAAATTTTTATAGAAATTAAAAAATGACTATATTATTCTTATAAAAGAGTTTCTAACTAAAGTATTTTAAACATGGCAGACCAAAATGATAAACCAGAAGAAAAAGATGATATAATGGATAGAATAGCACAAATGCAAATGGATCAGATATTACTTGAGAAGGCATACAACAATGCCTATTTGATACTGTCCGGCCAGATTACATTTGATGAATTGATTAGTAAGAACTTTAAAAGAGAAGAGTCAATGGTAATGGCATTTGATCCAGACAATGGGCCATCAGAAGATGAGTTACAAAATATGATTGACCACTATATTGATGAAGAGAATTATGAACGGTGTGCAAAATTACAAGTAATATTAAATAAGACATACCCAACAATACATGAATAATGGCAACTAAAAAGAAAAAAAGTACTGTTAATAGTTCTGGTAATTATACCAAACCAGGAATGCGTAAAAGATTATTTAACTCTATCAAGGCTGGTGGAAAAGGAGGGGCTCCTGGACAGTGGTCTGCACGTAAAGCTCAGATGCTAGCTAAACGTTATAAAGCAAACGGAGGTGGATATAAATCTAAGAAGTAATGAAAGACCTCACGCTAAATATAGGTAACATAATTTGGATCATAGGTATAATATTTACTATGGGTATTGCATATAGTCAAATAGCACAACTATCAGATGATATAGAGGTTATAGAATCTAGACTGGAAAAAAAGATAAGATTGATAAATGAGTGTGAAGATAGAATTGTAGATTTAGAAAAAGATCTTATTAGGCTTGAGCAGACTCAATGTAAACATAAGAAATAATGGCCTTACCAAATAAAAGAAAAAAGAAGAAGTCAGCTTGTTGGGCTGGTTACGTAAAAAAAGGCGTAAAGAAGAAAGGAAATAAAACAGTGAATAACTGTGTACGTAAAAAGACAAGGTAATGGCAAAAACTAAACAACAAAAAAGTCTGACTAGATGGACTAAACAGAAATGGACAACGGCTTCAGGTAAGAAGAGTTCTGAGACAGGTGAGGTATATGCACCAAAGAAAACTATTGCTAAGTTAAAGAGCACTAAAAAGGGTAAGGCTAAGTTAGCTGCAGCAAACAAAAAGAAACGTGCTGCAACAAAGAAAGGTAAACAACACGCAAAACATGGTTTGCATAAAGGAAAGAAAAGATAATGGCAGCAAAAAAAGACAGTAGGTTAACAAGAGCAGGCGTATCTGGATATAATAAACCAAAGCGTACACCGGGACACCCAAAGAAGTCTCATATTGTTGTAGCTAAAGAAGGAGACAAAGTTAAGACAATACGTTTTGGGCAAAAGGGTGCAAAGACTGCTGGTAAACCAAAAGCAGGTGAGTCAGCTAAGATGAAGGCAAAACGTAAGAGTTTTAAAGCAAGGCACGGCAAAAACATTAAAAAAGGTAAGATGTCTGCTGCATATTGGGCAGATAAAGTTAAATGGTAGATTATGACACAAGCACAATTATTAAAATTAGGATTTAAAAAGATTCTAATTGATGAGGAAGATGAAAACTATTTTTACTATGAAAATCAAATAGGTGATATAGTATTTATTTCTGGTGATAATGGTCAAGCAGAAGAAGATGGAAGTTGGTATGTTACTACTCCATGTCAGACGTTAGGTTTTTATGCGTATAATGAAATCAAAACCGTAATGGATATATTTACACGTAATAAAATTTCTTAAAAAAACGTGTAAACTTTTATGATGTAAACTTTTTTTGTATATCTTTGTAAATATTAATAACAAAATATTAGAAGATGTCAAAAGAAACCAACAACAATCCGCTTAGTGACAAGGAACCTCAAATGAGTAAAGAGGAGATGGCTAAACGCAGAGAAGAAATTACTGCTTTTTACAAAGACAACATTCCACATTTAGAAGTACAGGCAGACTATGAGATGCTTTTAGCTGCAATTGAAAAGGCTAGAGCAGAAAGAATGCAATCACAAATGTTCATGGCTCAGCAATACGCTCAGCAACAAGGTCAAGAAGGAGTTGATCCTAATTCAGAAGAAGGTAAAGCTTTTCAAGAAGCTATGGCTAAAGCAATGGAAGGGGAAAAGTCATGAGACAACTTAAATTAGGTAGTAAAGGAAGTGATGTAGTTACACTACAAACAAAACTAAAGATCTCAGCAGATGGGCACTTTGGTCCTATTACTGAGAAAGCTGTTGAAAACTATCAACTTAATAAAGGATTGCCATGCACTGGTGTTGTAGATAACAGCATGTGGTCATTACTATTAAATGTTGAATACCAAATCCCAGATGAAATTATTGAAGATACTGATATAAGCTCTCAATATTTTACAACTAATTTTGATCAAGTAATTCACAGACATCATTTACCAGATAAAGAATATGTAAAAGGGCCTATACAAAATGAGTATATTTTCTTACATCATACAGCTGGTAATGCAAACCCTTATAGATGTATTGATCATTGGGGTAGGGACACTAGAGGACGTATTGCCACTGAATTTGTTTTAGGTGGTATCAATCATAGAAATGGAGATGATGAATATGATGGTGTAATGGTACAAGCTTTTGCAGAAGGAAATCAAGGTTGGCATTTAGGTAAAACAGGATCTGGATTTATGAATAGACATTCAGTAGGTTTAGAGATATGTAATATGGGATATTTAGAAAAAGTAGATGATAAATATTTAACATATGTAAAGTCAGCATGTGAGAGTAATCAAATAGCTACATTACCTGAATCATTTAAAGGCAGACTATATTGGCATAAGTATAGTGAAGAACAAATTAAAGCTACTGAAAAGTGGATTAGATATGTTGGTGAAAGAGATGAGATAGATATAAGACTTGGTCTTAAACAGTTTATAAAAAAGCATGGTCCTACAAAAGGATTTGATTTTAATTCTGATGCTTATTATGGAAAGGTTAAAGGCCTATTAACACATACCAATGTTAGAAAAGGGAAGATGGATTGTTTTCCTCAACCTGACTTTGTAGATATGATAATGAGTTTATAATATGGCAATAGTAAATAAAGTAGATTTAAAACAACAAGTAGATATTAACGTATCAATAAAGTATCAAATAGTTACATACTGTTTTTTTAATGACATACGCATAAGTAATTCTGATTTAGAATTTTTAAGTGAGTTAAGTAAATCTGGAAAGATTGAATTAACTAAGTTTTGTGATAGACTTGTTGGTGAAACTATTTTTAAGAGTTCACAATCAGCTAGGAATGCTATAACTAAAGCAGAGAAAAAAGGATTATTAGCTAAAGAAGGCATTAATAAAAAAACCATTATGCTTAATAAAGCTATGAATGTACAGACTAAAGGTTTAGTATTGTTGGACTATAAAGTTTTAGGACGTGAAGCCAAAGAGTCATAAAGATTTTAAGAAAGGAATAGCAGATGAAGTTGGTGTCCATCAATCTGTAGTAGATGATTTTCTTTCTTTTTACTATGCAAAATTAAGGGGTAAATTATCAAACCTTGATTTTCCTAGAGTCTATGTAGATGGATTAGGTACTTTTTATTTAAGAAAAACTAAACTTGAAAAGTCAATAAAAAGAGGAAAAAGCATTATAGGTAATTTGGCAAAGAGAACATATTCTGGATTTGCTAAAAGTGAAGACATCCAGAAAGACATTGTACAAATGGAGAAAGCATTAGAACAAATGGAAAAAGATATATTAACAAAAAAAGAATTTAGAAACAATAATGTCTAGGTGGAAAAAATATATAGATGCATTTAAGAATGCTGATAAGATAGCTGAAGGTATATCTAATAACATTTTCAAAAAAGAACATGTTGAAGCAGTAGCTACAGATAGATTTCAAACTTGTGTAAAATGTTCTTTATTTGATGCTGGAGGTGATAAATGTGTAGCTCCAGGTACGCAACCTTGTTGTGCAGACTGTGGATGTAGTTTAGCTTTTAAATTGAGATCTTTATCTTCTGAATGTCCTAAAGGATATTGGGATGCATTCACATCAGAAGAACAAGAAGAGTTAATAACCAAACAAATAGAAGATAATGGAAAAACTGACTAAAGAACAAATAGTAGGTGAACTACTAGCAGAAGAACAAATAAGTGCAGAGGAAGCTATAACGCTGCTAACTCCTGCACCTATATCATATAATATTAATATCTCAAAAGAGAAAGCGTCAAGTCATAGTAATGGCATCTTTTGGGAACAAAACTCAACACACTGATGGCAATTTCATTTAAAGAAGATGGACATCTATATGAGAGTATTGATCAAGACAAAATATCTTGGACAAGTGTAACCTCATTAGTGTCTAAATTCAAACCAAAATTTGATAGGGATGGTCAAGCAAAAAAATCATCCAAGAATAAAAGATCTAAGTGGTATGGTATGACACCTAAAGAAATTATAGCAGCATGGGATGGTGAAACAAATAGAGCTATAACATTAGGTAATTTTTATCACAATCAAAGAGAAGCAGATATGTTAGGTTTAGATACAATAGGCCGTCATGGTGTAGAAGTACCTATTATTAAACCTGTTATTAGTGATAGCGGAATTAAGCTAGCTCCTAAACAGAAATTAGAAGAAGGAGTATACCCTGAACATTTAGTATATTTAAAGTCAGCAGGTATATGTGGTCAAGCAGATGTTGTAGAAGTAGTTAATGGATACATAAACATCAATGATTATAAAACTAATAAAGAAATTAAAGACAAAGGATTTACTAATTGGGAAGGTATAACTAACAAAATGTTTAGACCAGTTAATCATTTAGATGATTGCAATTTAAATCATTATAACTTACAGCTTAGTATTTATGCGTATATTATTAAAAAGCATAACCCTAAACTTAAAATAGGTAAACTTACTATACAACATGTAAAGTTTAAACAAGTAGGGGAAGATAGTAATGGTTATCCTATCAATGAACATGTAAATGGAGAACCAGTATTAGAGAACATAAAGATCTATGAACTACCATATTTAAAAGATGAAGTTAATTCATTAATTATGTGGATAAAAGAAAACCAATAATGAAAGAATATACAGCAGCAGTAGAAATACAATCATTAAAATCTAAAGTACCTACAGATTTTAGATTTGAAGAAACAAAGATAAGTGTTGATTTAACCAAAGTAGTTTGGTTTAAAGAATACTTTCATGTAGCAACTAGTAAATTTCAGGAAACACACACTGAAGTTTTAATGTATGGTGATCAATCACCTATTATATTAGTTGTAGGATACCAAGAGTTAAAAAAAGATATAAATAATAAAAATAAAAATCATGCCTAAATTACCAATATTAAAATCAAACTTTAGAACACTAGAACAAGTATTTCCAGTAATTCAACGTTCCTCAGATGGACAACCAGCAATGGATTCTGATGGTAACGTTCTGAATCAAGCAATGAATATTAGAACAGATTTATATGTTGATGTAAATCTTTTTTCTGGTGTAAGTAAATACTTTGATCCAGTTTCTAGTAGACTGAGAAGTAATTATACACAAGTACTTGTAGTTGGTTTATCTGTAAATGCATTTCCAATAGTACTTAAAGAATCTGTTTCTACAATTAAAGCTCTTATGAATCAAAGAAATGATTGTGATGAGTTATGTGATGATGGATGTGATTGTTCACCGTTTGCCTCATGATAGTTAAATTATTTGATATACAAAACAGTAAGGTTGTTCTAACAGAGCATTGCTATACATTGCCTTTTTTAAAAGGTATAATGGATGAATACCCTGATACTCACATGGCGGTATATCAATACATATTTTATATGTCATGTCCAAACCCTGATATGAACCCATTCTTTAATTTACCTGAACATGAAAAAGAAGATATTATCATAGAAGAAATTGGTTTAGAAGAATCACCTGAAGATCCTAAAATTAGATATGGATTAGACATGTGTAAAAAGTTATATGAAACTCCTACTTATAGAGCTTACGTAGGTATAAAATCTATGTTAGATAGATTAGGTAAGTATATGGAAGTCACACCAATAGAACACGGTAGAGATGGAAATATAAATTCTATGGTAAATGCTGCAGCTAAATTTGAAGCAATAAGACAATCATATAAAGGTGCATTTACTGATATGCAACAAGAACAAGAAAGCTCTGTACGTGGTGGTGCAGGTTTAGCTTATGACCAAATTTAAAATTAATAAAAAATGGTACAAAAAATAATTCCAGTAGGGATGAAACTACTAATAAAAGAAATTAAACCTGAAACAAAAACTAAGTCAGGTTTATACTTACCTGAAATAGCTTTAAAGCAAACCTTTCAAGGAAAAGTAGTAGGAAGAGGTGATGAAGTTACTGAAATACAAATTGGAGATATAGTGCAATATGCAGATCATGCAATGCCTACACCCATGCAACATGAAGGTGAAGAGCATCTATTATTACAAGTTGGAGATGTATATGCTATTATAAGATATGAGTAGAATTATACCCACATATGAGAATGGCAAGTGGGGTACTACAGAGTTTTCTACAGACTTAGCATTTAGAGAATATTTAGAATCAATATTTAAGGAGCCTGGGAGTTATGGCTTTACTAAATTAGCTTTAAAATTTAATCAAGAAGCTACAACATTTAATGATCAAGGATTTTATTGTAATGCTCCTTTTAGATCTAAAGATTTTACAGCATATTGGGAAGATCAAAAAAACAAATGTAGAACTGGAGTTATATTTAAAGATGCTGGTAAAGATTGGTATCTTACTAGGGATTATTATATGTGGCTTAACTTCTTACCTATTTTTGATAAAGAAGAAAAACATTATGGTTTTGCTAAAGTAAGAGATGCACAATATCATATGGCATTATATGAAATTATTGCTGAACTAAATAATCAACACGTTGCTATACTAAAAAAAAGACAGATAGCTTCTTCATATTTTCATATGGGGAAAATCATAAATCAATATTGGTTTGAAGAAGGATCAATATGTAAGATAGGTGCATCACTAAAAGATTACATTAATGATAAAGGTTCATGGAAGTTTTTAGAAGAGTATAAGACATTTCTTAATGAACATACTGCATGGTATAGACCCAGTAATCCAGAAAAGGTATTATTGTGGCAACAACAAATAGAAGTTAAAGTAAACAACAGAAAAACATCAAGAGGTCTTAAATCAAAGATTCAAGGTGCTTCTTTTGAAAAGAATGCTACCACAGGGGTAGGGGGTCCTTGTACCTATTTCTTTCATGAGGAAGCAGGTATTGCTAAAAACATGATGCAGACATATGAGTACCTGCGTCCTGCTATGTCTTCTGGTATGATGACAACAGGTCAATTTATAGCAGCAGGATCAGTAGGTGATTTAGAACAATGTGGTCCTTTAAAGGATATGATACTTAACCCAGGTGCTAATGATATATATGCTGTAGAAACCAATCTAATGGACGCTGATGGTACAATAGGTATGGCAGGGTTGTTTATACCAGAACAATGGTCTATGCCTCCTTATTTAGATGATTATGGTAATTCTGAAGTAGAAGAAGCAATAGTTGCTATTAAAGCTGAAAGAGCAAGATGGAAAAATGATTTAAGTGGTGAACAATACCAATTAAGAATATCTCAAAAACCTCTTAATATTGCTGAGGCATTTGCATACAGAAAAGAATCAGTTTTCCCACAAGGCATACTTAGTAAACAACTTAAAAAAATAGAGGAAAAAGAATATCCTTATGAGCTAATTGAGTTAGATAGAGATCAGTCAGGTATCATTGCTAAAAGAACTAAAAAATTACCTATATCAGAATTTCCAGTTAAAAAGAAACAAACAGATAAAACAGGTTCTATTGTAGTATGGGAAAGACCAGCAACTAAACGTCCAGAGTTTGGTGCATACTATGCATCTATTGACCCTGTGTCAGAAGGTAAAACAACTACATCAGATTCTTTATGTAGTATTTATGTTTATAAAAATGCTACAGAAGTTACTAGAGAATTGCCTGGTGGAGATGTAGAACAATTTATTGAAAAAGATAAAGTTGTTGCTGCATGGTGTGGAAGATTTGATGATATAAATAAAACACATGAAAGACTTGAATTAATTATTGAATGGTATAATGCTTGGACAATAGTAGAAAACAATATATCATTGTTTATTCAGCATATGATTGCTAGAAAAAAACAAAGATATTTAGTACCTAAACAACAAATATTATTTCTAAAAGATTTAGGATCAAATAGAACAGTATATCAAGAATATGGATGGAAGAATACTGGTACATTATTTAAAAGTCATTTAATATCTTATGCAATTGAGTTTTTGAGAGAAGTTATAGATGAAGAATTAGATGATGAAGGTAATGTTATGAGTAATACATTGGGTGTAGAAAGAATACCTGACCCAATGCTATTAAAAGAAATGCTTGCTTATTATCCTGGATTAAACGTGGATAGATTAGTAACCTTTGGTGCTTTGATTGCTTTTGTTAAAATACAACAGTCAAATAGAGGATATACCAAAAGACGTGAATCAGAGGGTAAATCTTTGGTAAATTCAGAAAAAATAAGTAAATTAAAGTATAGTCCGTTTAAGAACTTAGGTGGAAACAAAAGACAATCTAATCCAAGAATAAGAAGATCAGGCTTTAAAAATTATAAATAGATGAGAGTATTAAATGCAATGCAAATGAAGAATGGTGCCAAAGCTGAAAGCGGGCCTACATTCTCTAGCTTAACACAACCAACACAGTTTCTTCCTTATAAGAAAAAAACTGATGATTGGGCCGCATGGAATTTAGATTGGTTAGAATTACAGGGCATTGAATTTTTACGTGTTAACTCAAGAAGGCTATTAAAGAATTATAAATTAGCAAAAGGAGTAATAGATAAGTCTGATTATATAGTTGAGCCAGATAATGACTACAAGGATTTAATGGATACATTAACTCAAGAAAATGATTCAGCATTAGAGTTAAAGTTTTATCCAATTGTACCTAATGTAATAAATGTACTTACTGGTGAATTTGCAAAGAGATATTCTAAAGTACAGTTTAGAGCTGTAGATGATGCATCTTATAATGAGATGTTAGAACAAAAAAGATTGCAGATTGAAGAATCATTATTAGCTGATGCTGAAGCACAGTTAGTTCAGAGAATGATTAAGATGGGTATGGATCCTGCATCAGAAGAAGCTCAGAAACAATTAAATCCTGAATCAATAAAAACATTACCAGAAATAGAAGACTTCTTTAGTAAGTCTTATAGAAGTATGGTAGAAGAGTGGGCATCCCATCAACTTGCAGTAGATGAAGAAAGATTCAAAATGCAAGAACTTGAAGAAAGAGGGTTTCGTGATATGCTTATTGCAGATAGAGAATTCTGGCATTTTAGAATGTTGGAAGATGACTATGATGTAGAGCTTTGGAATCCAGTACTAACTTTCTATCAAAAATCACCAGACCAAAGATATATTGCTGATTCTAATTATGCTGGTAAAGTAGACTTAATGACTGTATCAGATGTAATAGATAGATATGGATATTTGATGGATGAAGCACAGCTTAAGTCATTACAAAAAATATATCCAGCTAGATCAGCACAATATCAAGTGAATGGTTATCAAAATGATGGAGCATACTATGATGCAACTAGATCTCATGAGTGGAATACAAACTCACCAGGTTTAGCATATAGACAATTTACTAGTAATTACCATAATGATCCTGCAAGAGGAGGAGATATACTAAGTCAAATCTTAGATGAGAATGAAGATATATCTATGTGGGGTGAAGGTAACTTAATGAGAGTTGCAACAATCTATTGGAAGACA